ATAAACCTGAAAAAGACGCTACTTTTAAATATACTAAAATTGACACACTTGACGAAGATAAAGTAATTCCAAGTCAACGATTTTATTGCATATCATTTATTTCTCCCGAAGGGATTATGAATTGCAAAACCAGAGGCATAAAAGTCAGAAGTGTGCATAGTACATTTGAAGAAGCTGATAAAGTCGCAAAAAAATTCCGTGATCAAGATAAATATTTCGATGTTGGTGTGGCTGAAATAGGAAAATGGTGCCCATGGGATCCAACACCAGAACAAACCAAGAAAACCAAATATAAAGGAAAAGATCAAAATGAAATCATGCGAAAAATTCAAGAAAAAGAATTGGGAGATCTCAATGAAGTCGTTGGTCGTCATAAAAACCAAGTTGACACAGGAAAGAAAACTCATAAAAATCGCGTTGCTAGATCAATGAAAGATAACTTGAATTCATTCAACGAAGATCAAACAAATCAAGCGGGAAATGAAGAAAAAGAAGAAAAAGAATCTGCACGAAATAGAGGTCGTAAACCAGTAAATTCAAATAGGCAAAAAGATAGGGAACTCGCAATGAATAGATTGAGAAAACGAAAAGAACAAAAAGATCGACAAGGCGCTGAAAAAATGGAAGAGGGGATAGATGATCAAAAGAAAAAAATAGAGGAAGAAAGTAAGCGAATTAGAGAAAAAGAACTTGCAGTCGCAGAAATAAAGAAACAATCATCCGCAGTCAATGACAAAGTTGCAAAAATGAAAAAGCAATTGGAAGAAAAACGAAAACAAAAATAATTTGGTTATGAATTAACGTTTTAATTAATTTAACATTTTATAATATTATGTAGTCAATTATTATATAATATGGATTCTAAATTTATAATATTAGCTGTATTGTTTGCTGGATTAATTTTGATAACAATAAGCTTAACAAGAAACTCTACGCAATGTCCTAAGGCAAAAATAGTTTATCGTTATATACCAAAAACATTTGAAGAAGAACAAGCAGAACCTGTTTACGTGTCTGATATATTTAAAACCATGTTTTCTCAAAAATCTCCATGGATTCGAAGTGTTGAAAGCTTAGATTTAAAAAAAACAGAATCAGTTAATAAATATTTTGCCAGTCAATACTAAATAAATTAAAAACTATGAATGCTACTTTTTTTTGATTTTTTTGGTTCTGTTTTATCTACAACAATTGCACTTTTATCTCTTTTCTTTTGAGCAATAAAATCATTTATATTAAATTCAGTTGCTTTTTTTTGCCAATCTCTATTAAAGTTATTTTTGTGATAACTTTGAAATTGTCTACATCCCATTTTTACACTTATATTTTCTAGATCTGGCGATTTATAATAAAAAACTTTTTCAAATATAGATCCTTTACATCCTCTGTTAACCACTACCATCGATCCAAAGTCTGCAGTTAGTTGTGTGAATATTTGTCTAAATGAATCAAATGTTGGAAATATGCCAGCATAATGGTCATACATTCTTTTTTGATTTGATATAATATCATCCGCCAATAAAAATACATAATCAAAATTACTTCTTAATTCTGGAGTGATTCCCAGCGGAAACTGCATTGTTAATACATACATTAATTCATAATGTCTGCCATTAAATAACAATTCCATGATTGCTTCATCTCTCATCCATGATCCTTTTTGTCCCAAACAATCATCCATCACAATGTATGCTCTAGGGTCTAATTTTTTTCCTTGTTCTTTTTTTTCGTAAAATTTTCTTTTAATTTCAGTTTGTCTAGCCATCACACTTTTTATTATTTCACTTTTATATTGATAATGAATATATGATTCTGGAATAAAAGTACTGTAAAATTTGCTCAGTTTATCTGTTGGTGAAATAATTAATCCAACCGGAATATCTTTAAAAAATTGTAACAATGCCCTGACTACCCAACTTTTTCCAGAGCCTCTTTTTGCTATCATTACTATGGCTGCATTCTTTACTAACATATCAAATGTAAACGTATTTATATGAAGTTTATCATTGCCTTTAATTGATATTTCTTTTGATGTCATGTTAATATAATTATCGCTTTTTTTTAATTAAAACAACCGCGATATATATAAATATTGTTTAAACAATGTTAATGTACGCCATGCAATATGTATATGATTTATTATAATATACTTGTTAAATGTTTAATACCAACATCCACTATTTTTGGTGCTGATTTTTTCATTGATTTTTTTATAGTTTTCAAATGACTTAAATTTTTTATCACTCGTTGCCTGTCTATCGTAAATTTTCCTCCTAAAATATATTTGCCATTCACAACAGTTACTGAAGAATAGTGCTTTATACACGTTTCAAGATTAAAGTATTGATTACCAAAATCATCCGATATTAGTTTGTTATTTTTTTTTAAATTTTCCAATGAATAATATTCGTTAGGAAATCCAACATTTGGTTTTTTAGGAAAAATTTCTATTTCTGCATTATTTCCAAGTGAAGGTAATTCGATCAATATTTTTTCGTCGTTGCTTATGTGTGCTTTCCCAAACTTTACATGTTTAGATTTTTTTAATTTATTGTATGCATTTTTTTGTACAATTACATCTAAATCACCAACGTCTCTAATTTTTCTAAGACAATAGCTCGCTATTATCATGTATTGATCAGTTGTAACACCGCAGTCGATCATTACTAAATTTAATATGAACGCCATAATATCAGTATTTTCCATTTTTCCAATTAATTTTTTTGCAATATCGTCGTAGTGCATTATGTAATATATTATATTTAATTAAAATAAAATCATCCACATTTAATTAAAATAAAATCATCCACATTTAATAAAATAAAATCATCCACATTTAATAAAATAAAATCATCCACATTTAATATATCTTGGAAATGGTACGCAATCTTTTACATTCCCAACTCCAGTAATAAATTTGACTAATCTTTCAAATCCTATTCCGCACCCGCCATGTGGTACAGATCCGTATTTTCTTAAATTAATATAATATTGTAACGGTTCTACTTTCATTCCTAGATCAGAAATTCTTTCCATTAATTCATCATACTCGTGTATTCGTTGACTGCCTCCAACTAGTTCTCCCACCCCTGGCACTATAATATCAAAACAATCTACATGCTCTACTCCGTGTGATTCTATTTCCGTTTCATGTATTTTGGGCATGTAAAATGACTTTATTGCTTTAGGATAGTTTTTGATAACTACAGGTTGTTTGTACAAAATATCTGCTAAATATTTTTCATGTTCAGATGACAAATCTTCTGAATAGTCTGGAACGTGTTCAAATTGACATACGTCACTTGACACGTTTTTTAAAATAGTAATTGCTTCTGCGTGACTTATTTGAACAAAAGAAAGTGAAGCGTATTGTTCAAGCTTACTGACATTGTCAATTTCATAAAATTTTTCTATATACATTAGTTGTTCTCTATGTGTTGTCAATAGTTTTTGAATGCAAAATTTAATATATCGCTCGGTAATATTAATAATGTCAACGGATGATGTACTAAATCTTTTTTCTATTTCTATCATTGAAAATTCTGATAAATGTTTAGAAGTCTGACTATGTTCTCCTCTAAAAGCTCTGGTAACTGTCCATACATCTCCTAATGGTAATTGTGTCTCCAGTTCTAATTGGGACGATACTGTTAAAAATGATTTCATTCCGAAAAAATCTTTTTCAAAGTCAATTAGTCCAGTTTTGTCGTTTAGCGCAATTTTTGATCTGTCGTTTTCTTGCAATAATGACGTAACTTGAAATGGCTGACAACCTCCCTCACATTCTGAAAATGTAATTGCTGGCATTTCAACTTTCAAATATCCGTTCGAATTAAAAAATTCTTCAGATGCTTTCATCAGCGCAATTCTAACACTATAAATACAACTTTTTATAGTTGAATGGCATTCTAATTCTGGATATTGACGAATAACATCGAGCGTGTTAGATGCTCTTCCTGCCAAAGGATATTCATCTGGATCTGCAACACTTCCAAGTATTTCATATTCTGCACATACTAGCTCCATTGATTGTTTTCTTTGAGTTAATTTAACCAATTTTCCAGAAATCAATATTGATGACCCGACATATACTTTTTGTAATTTTTCAAAATATTCTGGATTTTCAGAAATTCTAAAAACCACATGTAAAACATTAATTTTAGTTTCAGCAGAATCGTATAATTCACAAAATGCTATATTTTTTTGCTTTCTAATATGATTCACCCAACCACAAACGACTACGTTTTCATCAACGAAATTATCGGAATTGATAATTTCAGTGATATCTTTTCTTCTCGAAAGTAACTGTTGTAATTGCGACATCGTTAATAATTATTAGTGATTATTTGATATTTATTGATTGTTTTTAGCGATTGTTGATCAATATTATTTCAATTTTTATTTCATTTCTAAAAATACGTCAGGTAAATTATCTGGTATATTTACGCTACTACCTCCTTTTAATAATTCGAATGATTTTGGATCACTTGTCGTTGATTCACTAACAATGTCCTTGATAAAGTGTTGAGGCGATGGTGATATTGGCAATGGTAATTGTATATTATTTCTTGATACCAGTGCTGATTGTGTTTCTGCCGCTGGAATTATTTTGTCGTTTTTATTTTCAAAATATGCGTATGCTATAAACCAACCAATTAATGCCATCACTAAAGGTATTAGCAAATTTATTTTTTGTTTTTTATAATCTTTGTCATTCTTATTTTTATTATTTTTCTCTTTTGCTGAATGAGATAAATATGCATAAGTCATGGTTCCTACAAAAAGACCAATTACTACTGGGTTGCGAACTATATCCATAATATTTGATTTATATCATATATTAAGAAATTATTAATTTAATTTATAAAACTGCGCCACTTTTTATTTTTTATTTTTATCCGTTATTATCCATTATTATAAATCATTATATATTATTATTTGTTGTCAATTATTATTACTCTCCTTCATTTATATAATTTTCATTATTTTCAGGTTGTTGATGTTCAACGGCATCTATATTGCTTTTAGTATTTTCACCGTTTTCGTTATCTTTATGTAAAGCATTTATTGCTTCATTTATTATATTATCGCTTGACCGTTTTGTTTTTTTTGTTTTAGTGAAAAAAATATCGTCTAAAGTTTTAGGATGTTCTTCAGTTGCATCCGCTTTAGTTTCTTGTTGATGTTCACTTGTTTTTTTATCGTTACCTATCACAATATCTATTTCTGGTTCATCGTGCTCAACTTTATTTTCATGAATTATGTTATTTATTGACATTGCTGGCTCCATTTGTTCTATTGTTTTATCCTGATTAATTCCATATATCAAATCCTCTAAATTTCCAAATCCTTTTTCTATTTCATCAAAATTATTTTCAGTTGAACTTTCTGACGATTCCAATATTTTCATATTACCTCCCTCATATTTTTCTGGTTTTACTTCTTCTATTGGTTTCTCAATGTAATCATTGCTTAAAAATTCTGTTAAAATTTTTCTCATTGGTAGAACTCTAGGTATTGCATTTTTAATTCCATATTTTATTAGTTGATATATTTTTCTTTCGTTTTCTTTTAATACTTGACTTTCGAAATTATGATGAAATAGTGTTGGGTGTGCAATGAATATATCAGCGCATTCCAAATAGCAAGAATGTACAAAAAATTTGGATTCTATTTTTTCGTGTAATCTGTCCTCAATTATCTGTTGTCGTTGGCCACCTATCGTGTATGTCAATGTGACTATGTACGATTTTACTACTGATTTTATTAAATCATCAAATATATCAGAACATCTGCTTTCTGTTCTCATACGTTGAGTCTCTTGTTCTGTCATTACGTCACTCCACGTACTTAATCCTTGCAATAAATCTTGAAAAATTTTTATAACTCCTTGATTTTTTACTTCTGGGTTTATTTGAGATTGTTTAATAGTTTCTTCTTCGAATTTAATTGCGTGATTATATATGTGTTTTAATCCTCTGTAAATAACTGGGGACATAGATTGTACAAGATAATTTGTATATATGTCTTTTGCATCGGTAATGGTTTTTTCAAAAGAATATGACATGATTAGTTATATGCTATATGCTATATCCAAACAATAATTATTACTTATATTGTACGCATAATATCAAAAAATTGGTTATGTAATTTTTTGCAGTTATAAATATGTAATTGCAAATGTATTGATTTAACAAACTAACGTGTTTTATAATTTATTATATATCACTACTGTTTTTTATAAATTAAATGTTATTTTATTATTTGTTACCTCCTCTAGAGTGTAAATAATCTTGTTGTTTTTCAGTCATGCACAAACATCCAGATCCTTGTGTTGTGTTTCTACATGTGTAACTTGTTGGAACATATTTATCTATGTTTTTTAATATTTCAGGATCCACTTTTTGTTTGAAAGGTAATGGATATTGTTGATAACAACACGCAGGACTACATAAACTAGATTGCAATCCTAACGTTCCGTCATCTCCATCATCTAAAAAGTCGTTCACTCCATATGTTGCATTTTTAAATGTATACGGAACATTCAGATCTCCTGCAGGTTTTTTTATATCATATTTTATAGTTTGCTTATCGATCGGTGTTGTATTAGTTGATTCTACATTTTTTGTATTTTTTTTCTTAAAAAGATTACCGAATTTTTCCATTCCAGGAACGCTGACCTTTCCTCTTACCACATTAAGAAAATTCGGATTCAATTGGTTGTTCACTAAATATAATATTACAATAAGTGACAATATTAATAATAATTTATAGTTATTTTCATTCATATTCGTGATTATAATACATACAAATAAAAAATTATTTTTCTTTAAAAACTGGGACATAAACTGTTCCAACAACCCACATCCCTTTATGATTTTTATTTCTTGGATAAAAATCAACATGCAAATCATATTTATGAAGTTTATCATTGAGCATTTCAATAAAAGTAATATCTTGCGCTATTTGCGAGTAAAACTTATACGTTGAAAATCTGTATCCGTATTTTTCAATTGCTTTTTTTTGAGCCTTTTTTTGAATTTTTCTAACGTCCTCGTACATTAAATCCTCGTCCATTTCAATCATATCTGTATTAAACTTATATTTTCTGATATTATATACTCCTTCTGGAGTCATTATCAACGATCCCAATGCGCTACCGTCATTGTGATGATCTATAAAATGAAATATATCACCAATACTTGGGAATTCATATAATATTCCAATATCAACCCTACCTCCTGGTTTTGGTGTTGGTGGATGTGTGTGAAAAATATATTTATAATTTAAAGCATCTGGAGAATTCATTGGTAAAAATATTTCTTCGTCTCCTCTATCCACTCTAACAGTATTGCCAGATACTATAATATTATCCACTATGCCATTATTTATATCAACAAATCCTGCATGTTCAGAATATCTAATTAATCTACCAGTGTTTCCGTCATGATATTTTTTATTATATCCTCCATGTTTCATTAGCGCATCTATTATCATCAATTGATTTCTACTTAATCTTACATGTTTTATCGGTAGTTTATCACTATTCATTACAACGTTCCATATTTTATCCATAAAAATTTCGTCTGGTCTCACATTGTGAGTTTTAATATAATGCCTTAATTTTTCCGACCAAATATATTTTCCGACGTTGAATTTTTTTGTTTTCGTAATTTCTTTGCCGCAAATATGACATTTTGTAATTTCATCATCTTCCATTTTTATTTTTGGTGGATAAGTTAATAATTGTTTTTCCACGTCTTTTAACTTAGCTACAAAATGCTTTTGACTACTCCATGTTAGTTCTTTTGTAGGATATGGAAATATTTTTCCTTTGTAATCTTTAGCTTTATCAGATTTTGTTTTTCTCCAACCACACACAAGCTTATACAGCTTTTTATTTATAATTATATCGTTTAAATAAGACATTATTTGTTATTCTATTTAATATTAACAAACAATAAAATGTTTTAATATGAAATTATATCCGTCACAACATAATATGTTGTTATGACTTTCTTGTGTTCTTTTCTTGCAATTCCTAATATTCCTTTTTGATTTGTGATGGATATCACAAACTTCAATAAAGGCAAAAGTTTTTCCTCACTAACAAAAAACATGGAGTTTTTTAGATAATAATTCAACAATTCTAAAAATTGCAAATTTTCTTTTTTTTCGTTTATTATTAGTTTTTTTATATGCTTTGATTGCTCTTTGACATGTTTTGCATGTTGAGTCATTGTTTTATCTGCTAATTCTTGATCGCATGACCAAATAAATATATTTGTTGATTCATCATGCGATCCAATTATTTCATATTTTCCAGACATAACTTTTTTATTTGTTTTATTATCTCTCACATTTATTAGTTTAGAATTGTCTGATATATCCACAATAAATTCAGGATTATTATTCAATATGTCAATTATACTTTTCGCAAGTTTTTCATATTTCGAATTTATAGCATCCTCAAAGCTCATATTATTACCTTATATTAATAATATGTGATTAATAAACATATTAAAATAAAATTAAATGATCGTCCACATAATAAATTTATACTGAGTACTTTATTTATTTAGTAAACTGGTACTCTGTACTATATGTACTTGGAGCAACACATCTCACTGTGCCTTCGTATTTTAAGTGATCTCT